AGAATTATATACTGGGCCACCAGAAAATAAGTTTCCTGATAGGAGAATGGTTTATTTAAGGAATATAATAACACCTTTTATTGTAACTCAGTCTGCTGCTTATTTAAGAACACTAATGCTGACAATAAATGGAGATGATTTATATGAAGACGGATGTAATTGTTTATAAGATATGGTAATAAGATTATTTGACATACAAAACAGCAAGGTGGTATTAACAGAGCACTGTTATGCTTTACCATTTTTAAAAAAAATAATGGATACATATCCTGACACACACATGCAGGTATATCAATATTTATTTTACATGACTTACCCTAACCCAGATTTAAATCCTTTCTTTAATCTTCCAGAACATGAGAAAGAAGATATTATTATAGAAGAAATTGGTTTAGAAGAATCTCCAGAAGATGGTAAGATAAGATATGCAATAGATATGTGTAAACAAATGTATGAAACACCTACCTATAGGGCCTACGTGGGTATTAAAGCTATGTTAGATAGATTAGCAAGGTATATGGAGGTAACCCCTATTGAACATGGTAGAGATGGTAACATGAACTCTATGATAAATGCTGCAGCAAAATTTGAGCAAATCAGACAATCATATAAAGGTGCATTTACTGATATGCAACAAGAACAAGAAAGTTCAGTGCGTGGAGGTGCTGGATTATCTTATGATCAAATATAAATGAATAAAAAAATAGAATGGCATTTTTGTTATTGGGATGAACTAGAATTTAATAATAAATCAACAAATAAAAAGAATGAAAAATCAAGTAGTAGTACCAGTGGGGATGAAGTTACTCATAAAGGAAATAAAAGCAGAGTCTAAAACAGCTTCTGGAATTATATTACCTGAAATGGCCCGTAAACAAACATTTCAAGGTTTGGTTGTAGGACGTGGGGATGAAGTAACAGAAATTCAAATAGGGGATGTGGTACAATATGCAGATCATGCAATGCCTACACCAATGCAACATCATGGTGAAGAACATTTATTATTGCAAGTAGGAGATGTATATGCTATCATAAGATATGAGTAGAATCATACCAACATATGATAAAGGTTTATGGACAACAACTGAATTTAAATCAGATGTAGAGTTTAGAGAATACCTAGAATCCATATTTAAAGAGCCTGGAAAATATGAGTTTAATAAAATTGCACTTAAGTTTAATGAGCAAGCACAGATATTTAATAAAGAAGGTTTTTATTGTAATGCTCCGTTTAGGTCTAAAGATTTTATAGCATACTGGGAAGATCAAAAAAACAAATGTAGATCAGGTGTAATTTATAAAGATGGGGACAAACATTGGTACCTAACTAGAGATTATTATATGTGGCTCAACTTCCTTCCTATCTTTGATAAGGAAGAAAAACATTATGGGTTTGCTAAAGTAAGAGATGCTCAGTATCATATGGCTTTGTATGAAGTAATAGCTGAGTTAAATAATCAGCATGTAGCTATACTTAAAAAACGTCAGATTGCATCTTCTTATTTTCACATGGGTAAAATCATTAATCAATATTGGTTTGAGGAAGGATCCATATGTAAAATTGGTGCATCACTAAAAGATTATATTAATGATAAAGGATCATGGAAGTTTTTAGAGGAATATAAAACATTCCTTAATGAACATACTGCATGGTATAGACCTAGTAATCCAGAAAAGGTATTGTTATGGCAACAGCAAATTGAAGTCAAAATAAACAACAGAAAAACATCAAGAGGTCTTAAATCAAAGATACAAGGTGCTTCATTTGAAAAGAATGCTACCACAGGGGTAGGGGGTCCATGTACATATTTCTTTCATGAGGAAGCAGGAATTGCAAAAAACATGATGCAGACTTATGAGTACTTGCGTCCAGCTATGTCATCTGGTATGATGACTACAGGTCAATTTATTGCTGCTGGTTCAGTGGGTGATTTAGAACAATGTGGTCCGTTAAAGGATATGATTTTAAATCCAGGTGCTAATGATATTTATGCAGTACAGACGGATCTTATGGATGCTGATGGTACAATTGGTATGGCAGGGTTATTTATTCCAGAACAGTGGTCTATGCCCCCTTATATAGATGATTATGGCAACTCTCAAGTTAAAGAAGCCATAGAAGCTATAGATATAGAAAGAAATAGGTGGAGGAATGAATTAAGTGGAGAACAATTCCAGTTAAGAATATCTCAGAAACCTCTAAATATTGCTGAGGCATTTGCATATAGAAAAGAGTCAGTATTCCCACAAGGAATTTTAAGCAGACAACAAAAAAGAGTAGAGGAAAAAGAATACCCATATGAGCTTATAGTATTAGACAGAGATCAAACAGGTATAGTTGCAAAACGCACAAAAAAACTTCCCATATCTACATTTCCAGTAAATAAAAAGGAAGTTGATAAAACAGGATCTATTGTTGTTTGGGAAAGACCAGTAAAAAACCCAGCCTTTGGTACATACTATGGATCTATTGATCCTGTGTCAGAAGGTAAAACAACTACATCAGATTCTTTATGTAGTATTTATATTTATAAAAATGCAACAGAAGTAACAAGAACAACTACGTCAGGTGAAGTAGAACAGTTTATTGAAAAAGATAAAATTGTAGCAGCATGGTGTGGGCGTTTTGATGATATAAATAAAACTCATGAAAGATTAGAAATGATCATTGAGTGGTATAATGCATGGACAATTGTTGAAAATAATATATCATTATTTATTCAACATATGATTGCTAGAAAAAAACAAAGATACCTTGTACCAAAACAACAAATTCTTTTCTTAAAAGATCTAGGTTCTAATAGAACAGTATATCAAGAATATGGATGGAAGAACACAGGTACATTATTTAAAAGCCATTTAATATCCTACGCAATAGAATTTTTAAGAGAGGTAATTGATGAAGAGCTTGATGAAAATGGTAATGTAATGAAACAAACTTTAGGTATAGAAAGAATTCCAGATGGAATGTTACTTAAAGAGATGGCAGCATATTATCCTGGTTTAAACGTAGATAGACTTGTTACCTTTGGTGCATTAATTGCATTTGTAAAAATTCAACAATCAAATAGAGGTTATACAAAAAGACGTGAATCAGAAAGTAATTCTTTGGATAATTCAGAAAAATTGAGTAAATTAAAGTATAGTGGTCCTTTTAGAAATATAGGCCGTAATAAGACATTGGGAAGTTCTAAAGTTAGGAGATCCGGATTTAAGAATATTAAATAGACTAAACAGGTATGAGAGTATTAAACGCAATGCAAATGAAGAATGGGGCAAAAGCTGAAGGCGGGCCTACATTCTCTAGCTTAACCCAACCGGTTCAGTTCTTACCATATAAAGAAAAAACAGATGATTGGGCTGCATGGAATTTAGATTGGTTAGAGCTCCAGGGTATTGAGTTTTTGCGTGTTAATTCTAGAAGACTACTTAAAAATTATAAACTTGCTAAAGGTATTATTGATAAGACTGATTACATTGTTGAACCAGACAATGAATATAAAGATCTTATGGATACTCTTACAACAGAAAATGAGTCTGCATTAGAATTAAAGTTTTATCCAATTGTACCAAATGTTATAAATGTACTTACAGGAGAATTTGCTAAAAGATATTCTAAGGTTCAATTTAGAGCTGTAGATGATGCATCATACAATGAAATGCTTGAGCAAAAGAAAATTCAAATAGAAGAATCTTTATTAGCTGATGCTGAAGCAAACCTAGTACGTAGAATGATTGAGATGGGTGCAGATCCTGGTTCAAAAGAATCACAAGAGCAATTATCTCCAGAGGCATTAAAATCATTACCAGAAATAGAAGACTTTTTTAGTAAGTCTTATAGAAGCATGGTAGAAGAGTGGGCATCCCACCAACTTGCAGTAGATGAAGAAAGATTTAAAATGCAAGAACTTGAAGAGAGAGGATTTCAAGATATGCTTATTGCAGATAGAGAATTTTGGCATTTTAGAATGCTTGAAGATGACTATGATGTAGAGCTATGGAATCCAGTATTAACTTTCTATCAAAAATCTCCAGACCAAAGATATATAGCAGATTCAAACTATGCAGGTAAAGTAGATCTAATGACTGTCTCAGATGTAGTAGACAAATACGGATATCTAATGGATAGTAAACAACTTGAATCCTTACAAAAGATCTATCCAGCAAGATCAGCACAATATCAAGTTAGTGGTTACCAGAATGATGGGGCTTACTATGATGCAACAAGATCACATGAGTGGAATACTAATGCACCAGGATTAGCGTTTAGACAGTTTACATCTAACTATTGGAATAATCCAGCAGCAGGTGGAGATATACTTAGTGAGATATTAAATGAAAATGAAGATGTTTCAATGTGGGGTGAAGGTAACTTGATGAGAGTTGCAACTATATATTGGAAAACTCAAAGAAAAGTAGGTCATCTTACAAAAATAGAAGATGATGGAGAAGTTACGCAAGAGATTATAGATGAGACATTTAAGGTAACAAAAACGGCCATATATGATACTTCTATATTTAAACATAAAACAAAAGAAAACTTATTACAAGGTGAACACATAGACTGGATATGGATTAATGAAGTTTGGGGTGGTGTCAAGATTGGACCTAACTTACCAGCAATGTGGCAATCAACTATGGGTGATAACATTAATCCTATATACATAGGAATTAATAGAACTAAACCTGGTAGATTACCTTTTCAGTTTAAAGGAGATAACTCTTTATATGGTTGTAAACTACCTGTAGAAGGAAGAGTGTTTTCTGATAGAAATACAAGATCTACATCTTTAGTAGATTTGATGAAAGCATATCAAGTTGGATATAATATGGTTAATAACCAGATTGCTGACATTCTAATAGATGAATTAGGAACAGTAATAATGTTTGATCAAAATGCTTTACCACGTCACTCTATGGGTGAAGATTGGGGTAAGAACAATTATGCAAAAGCATATGTAGCAATGAAAGATTTTCAAATGCTACCTCTTGACACATCTATTACAAATACTGAGAATGCAACTAACTTCAATCACTATCAAACTCTAAACATGGAGCAGACAAGTAGATTGATGTCTAGAATTCAACTTGCAAATTATTTTAAACAACAATGTTTTGATGCTATAGGAATTAATCCACAACGTCTAGGTGGAGCTGTATCAGCTCAAACGGCTACAGGAGTGGTACAAGCTATGCAACAATCATATGCACAAACAGAAATGTACTTTGTACAACACTCTGATCACTTGATGCCACGTATACATCAAATGAGAACTGACTTAGCACAATATTATTATAGTACTAACCCAAGTGTTAGGCTACAATATATATCTACAGAAGCTGAGAAAGTTAACTTTACTATAAATGGTACTGATTTATTACTTAGAGATTTTAATGTATTTGCTACAACTAAAACTAACCATAGAGCCATTTTAGAAAACTTAAAACAAATGGCATTAACTAACAATACTTCAGGAGCAAGTATATATGAGTTAGGTAATATTGTTAAAGCAGACTCAATTGCAGAAGTATCTGACATACTCAAAGACTCTGAAATAAGACTTCAAAAACAAAGAGAGCAGGATATGCAGCAGCAACGTCAAATGCAAGAGCAACAACTTCAAGCTAAAGCTCAAGAAGAGCAACAAAAACTTCAAGTTGAAATGGCAGAAAATGACAAAGATAGAAAGAATGATGTTTTATTAGCAGAAATTAGATCTGCAGGATATGGATCTATGGTTGATATAAATAAAAATCAACAATCTGACTATCAAGATGCTATGAAAGATATAAAAGAGTCTACTCAATATAGAGAACAGATGAATTTTAAACGTCAGGAAAGTGCAGTTAAATCAGCTCAAGAAAATAGTAGACTTACTGTTGAAAGAGAAAAAATAGCAGCATCAAAACAAATTGCTGATACTAAACTTCAAATAGCAAGAGAGAATAAAAACAAGTATGATGTCAAAAATAGTAAGGACAAAAAGTAGCGTTAGCTATATACTGCAATAAACTTTCACTTTTAATAAAATTTTTTAAGTTTAACTGGACAATTATATAAGAAACATTTCTTATATTATATATGTAAGAAGTTATTAATATTAAAACCAACGAATATTATGAGTACAACAACAGAAACACAGCCTGTGAAAAGCAATGTAGCACAAAATGTAGAAATTAATTTAGATGAGATATTCAATGCTGCTCCAAGCGGTGCTGATATGTTACAAGATAATAAATCTAAACAAAAAAATATCTTCTCTGGACTAAATGAAAAAGCTGACTTTTCATTTGCTGATCCTGATAAAGATGATGCAACAGATGTACTAGCTAAATCAGAAGAAAAAGAAGAAACTTTTGAAGAAGAAGAAGAGAAAAAAGAAACTTCAGCAGAAAGTGTTGAAGATATTTTTGGAGAACTTGGACAAGAAGAAACTGAAGAAGATTTAGAAGAAAGGGAAAAAAGAGGTAGAAAATCTATAACAGGAATATCTGATGTATTTTATAAACTTATTAAAGATGATAAGATAGTTCCTTTTGATGATGATAAAGATTTAGAAGATTATTCTGCTAAGGATTGGGAAGAACTCATTCAAGCAAACTTAGAAGAAAAAGCTAATCAAGTTAGAAGAGAAACTCCAAAACAATTTTTTCAGAGTTTACCACAAGAATTGCAAATAGCTGCTAAGTATGTAGCTGATGGAGGTAAAGATTTGAAAGGTTTGTTTACCACACTTGGTCAAGTAGAAGAAACAAAAACTATTGATACTAAGTCTGTAAGTGGACAAGAAAGAGTGATCAAAGAATATTTAAGTGCTACTGGATATGGTACTGCTGAAGATATTCAAGAAGAAATAGAAATTTGGAAAGACTTAGGTAAGCTTGAAACACAAGCAAATAAGTTCAAACCAAAGCTAGATAAGATGCAAGAAAAAGTTGTTGCACAAAAACTTCAAGAGCAAGAGCTTAAAAAGAAGCAACAAGAAAATGCATCTCAAGCATACATGAAAAATGTATATGAGACATTAAAAGAAGGACAATTGGGAGATATCAAAGTAGATAGAAAAACTCAAGCCATGTTATATAATGGTTTAGTTCAACCTAATTATCCATCAGTTAGTGGACGTAATACTAATCTATTAGGTCACTTGCTAGAAAAATATCAATTTGTGGAACCAAACTATTCATTAATATCAGAAGCCCTGTGGTTGTTACAAGATCCAACAGGTTATAAAGCTAAGATAATGGATAAAGGTGCACAAAAGAGTGTTGAGCAAACGGTTAGAAAATTGAAAAGTGAACAATCAAATGTAGGAGGAGCATCATTAGGTGTTAATCAAGCTGAAAAAGAAGCTACTAAGAAAAGTTCACAAAGAAAGATTCAAAGACCAACCAACATATTTAAAAGAATTTAATTAGAAGTAAATTAAATATAAACAGTAAATTAATTATTAACAACAAAAACAATCAAAATTATGGCAACTCCAGTTTTAAATAATGGGATTTTCCTACGTGATACAAGCTACAAAGCTAGTTCTCATGTTGATTCTTATCACCTTACTCAAATGCTTGGTAACCCTGAGCCTATGGATATGGGACCAATTGATCTATGGGCTATGACCCAAAAGGTAGAAATGCCTTTGTATCAAATGGCTTCATTCGGTGGAAAGAATACAATCATGGTGGATAACGCTAGAGGTGAGTACAAGTGGCAAACTCCTATTGCACAAGATCTTCCCTACGTAGTAGCGGATATTGAACCAGGTAACGCAAACAAAGGTGTAGATGGTACAACATTTAAGATCAAAATTAACAAAAGAACTTTTGGACATGGTGACATTATTACTTATGATAAGTATAATGGACTTGAACTTTACATCACAGCTGATGATATTATCCCAGCAGGTGACGGTTTTGTTTACACTGTTCAATTAGTTAACAACAACAATGCGGCTATCTTGGATAACAAGTATTTAGCTAAAGGTACAAAGTTCTTCAGAAAAGGTTCTGCAAGAGGTGAGTACGGAGAAAGATTCTCTGACATTGAAACAGGTTCTGGTTTCCGTGAATTCTACAACTTTGTAGGAGGAGCAGAAGCACACGTACACTATTCAATTTCTTCAAGAGCAGATTTAATGATCAAAGGCGGATTAAATGCTGATGGTACTGTACCTGTTACTGAAATCTGGAGAAACTTCAACACAGATCCAAACAATCCATCAGTACCTAGTATTGAAGGGCTTGTAGCAAATATGGGTAAAGCAGGAGCTAGAGAAGCATTTGAGAATGGAACTCTTACAAGAACTTTCATTACAAATATGGAAGCAGCTCACTTATCTAAAATTGCAACGGATATTGAAACTTACCTAATGTGGGGTAAAGGTGGTAGAATTAAACAAGACGGACCAGATGATATTAGATTATCTGTAGGTTTATGGTCACAGTTAGATAACTCTTTCAAGAGAGTATATAACAAGTCATCATTTACTCTTGACATGTTTAAATCTGAACTTTACAACTTCTACCAAGGTAAAGTTGAGTTTAAAGGGCCAGACCCACAAAGATCACTTGTTGTACAAACAGGTATTGGAGGTATGCAATTAATCAACAAAGCAATTGCTGATGAAGTGTATGGTTCAGGTCTAGTTCAAAATGCATCTGATATAGGAGCGGTTAAAGGTTCTGGTATGGATTTAGATTATGGTTTTGCTTACACAAGCTTTACTATTCCATTCTTAGCTAACGTTAAGTTTGTATTGAATCCAGCATTTGATAACTTAAACACAAATGACATTGAGAATCCATTGATTGATGGTAGACCTCTAAGTTCATTTAGCTTTATTATCTTTGATGTAACTGATGAAGGAAATGACAACATTCACTTGTTGAAACTTTCTTGGGATAATCAACTTAAGTGGTTCTACCAAAATGGTACTATGGACTACATGGGAAGAACTCAAGGGTTTGCATCTACTGGTCAGTTTAATGGATATAGAGTTTATATGACTCAGACTATGCCAGCTATTTGGGTTAAGGATCCAACCAAAGTTCTTAAAATTGTAATGAGAAACCCTGTAACAGGAGGATCATTCTAGGAACTATAATTAAAGGGGAGGGGCTAATACCTCCTCCCTTTTTATTTTTAACTAATAAATATAACAATCATGGCAGCACCAAAACAAATAACTAAGTTGAAGCAACAATTTGAGAGCCCAGCTTATGACGGTGTATCAAGAGCAGAAACAGGAAACGCAAGATTACTACATGTAAATGAAGTAATATCTTGGATACGTGATGTGGCTGTTTCTTCTTCGTATTTAGATAATGCAGCAGCAATTGCAGCAGGACTAAAGACAGGAGATATATATCATACAGCAGGCTTACTTAAAGTTGTTATACCAGTAGTTGAAGCAGAATAGTCAAATACTTTAGCAAGGGTTAAACCTTGCTTTAGAAATATTAGTAATAATAGAAGCGTATGCTACGGTATACAATTTGACTAGAGTAATAATTATTAATTTTTAAAAACCAAAAAATGGAAGATTACACAATTGTTGAAAAGTATCAACATACAAAAAAGACTAGCACTATTGCTATAAGACCGTATTTCAATCCTAATAAGGAAAATATGGGTTTAGAAACTTATGGTCTATCCCTACATGATGGGGTATTTCATGAGGAGTCACTTGCATGTTTAGAAATGAACGGAGTGAAGAGGTACATTACTGGATTGAATGAATTTGATCCAAAAGTAAAAATGTTACCTCCCAAAGAAAAAAAGGCTAAAATTGCAGAAATTAGAAAAGTAGTTTCTGAGCTTGAAGCTGAGTTGGCTGCAAATGTAGTTGATCCAGATGATAAAGATTTTTGGAATAAGTTAACTGTTATGAAACCAGATAACTCTAAATTTTGGGATAAAATTAGTTTAAGATGTGGTAATGATCCAGTGTTTTTAGATGGTGAAGTAGATCCATATGATAGAATTAAACTTCATGCAATTAGAGCAGGTGGATTTTCTATTGTTGCAGGATCATTAAAAGAAGCTAAGAAATCACAAAATAATCCTAAGTTTTATTTAGATACTGTTGAAGAAACTCTTACAACAAGAACTGAATTAACTAAATTAAAGAATAAAGCTTTGTCTGCTTTACAAAGTTTGTATGATACTAATCCTACAAAATTAATGTATGTAGCTAAAGTAGCAGATGTAGACAGTGTACAGTATACAAAGAATACACCTAATGATGTTATGTATGAAAACATGGATGCATATATTAATGGTAATGGTGGAGAGTCAAACAAACAAAGAGCTGCACAACAGTTTTTAGATGTTTCTCAACTTGATATGGAAGAATTAAAAATTAGAGCATTAATTAAAGATGGTTTATATTATAGGTTTATTACAACAAAAGCTGGAGGATGGATTGAACCAATTGATAGTGGTATCAGAATGGGTAAAAGACCATCTGAAGTTCTTGAGTTTTTACAGAAGCCGGATAATGAAGATGAACTTCTTTCTTTAATGGATAAGATAGAACCATATTGGAATTCATAAACATATAACTAATGGAAAATAGTACACTCTTAATTAAATTAAAACAAAGGCTTAATAAGCTAGACAGCAATGACTATGATAATATAGAGTGTTGGCAATTTGTTGAGGCTTTTAATAAAGCACAAATAGAGTGGTGTAGAAGAAATCTACATGGTGGAAACATGTATAAGGAAGGTGATGAATTATCTAAAAAAAGAATAGATGATTTACAACCATTACTTAGAGAGTTAAGCCTTACTGGTGCTGAGACAGATGATTACTTTCAGTCAAATAATTTTCCAGTAGATACATATCTTGAATTTAAACGTGTTACTACACAAGCAAAAGATGATTGTTGTACACCAAGGTCAATGACTGTATATTTAGCTGAAGAAGCAAATGTATCATTGTTATTAAGGGATCCATTAAAAAATCCAGATTTTGATTGGGGTGAAACATTTTGTACTATGCTAGGAAATACAATAAGAATATATAGGACTAGCAATTTTAATATTGTTAATCCTATATTGACTTATTATGAAAAACCTGTACTAATACAAGTAGAAGGTTGTGTTGATCCTTATACAGGATTAACAAGTACCACAAATGTAAATTGTCAATTTAAAGATGACTTAGTAGAAGTTATGTTAGATGACACTGCAGCATTAATTGCTGGTGATATAGAAAATATGTATCAAGCACAAAGAGGTGTTCAAGCAGCAGAAAGAAATAATTAATATATGATTTCTAATAAAAATTGATTATATTATTATAGTAACACATAAGTTACGAGCAGAGTAAACTGTTAAAATCTTTATTTATAACCAGTAAGGTAATGGTCCTTACACAAAATTAATAATTATGGCTTATTTTAATCATGCGTTTAACAAGACGTTTATTGCAGACAGCACGCTGGCAACAGCAGGTACTGCAACAAGCGCTCTTACCGCTGGTCAAGTAGCTTTAGTAGATGATTCCACTTGGGCATCAGTAGCATTACCAGGAGCACCTGTTGCAGGAGCACTTGGCTACATTGTACAAGGTTCATTCTATTCTAAAGATACTATTGGAAACAATCCTGGACACGGTGGGTACAAAGAATCTGTAAAATCTAAAGGGATCAACCCAAGATATATTACAAGATTATGGCAAGCAAATTGCCTTACTGCATCTCAAGCAACAGCTAGTCTTTCATTAGCAGCTGATTGTGCACCATGTGGTAAAACTCAATTTATGAGAATTGATGTAAAGGGTTCACCTGCACTAAGATTCTTAAATCACAATGCTTATGCAATTGCTGATTCAGCAAACATTTGCTGCATTGATGGACAAGAGTATATTGATCCAGTATTAGTACTAGCTACTATGGCTCAAATGGCTTTAGCTGATCCATTAATCAAGCCTTTTGTTGCTGAAGCATCAGGAGGTGGTATTGTTGCTACTGTAGCAGGTGTTGCTACAACTTACACTATTGCTCAGGCTTTAAACGGAACTTACACACCTTCAACTGATCCAGTTGCTGACCAAGTAAGTGCTGCTGTCAACTTTGTTGGAGCCTATGTTGATACTGTATTTGGTAACTGTTCTTTTGACACAAGAGATCATTTTAATGCTGAACCAGTTGAAATCATTGTTTCTGAATTGGATGAAACAGGTGAAGTATGTAATGACTGTGGTGTTGCTTCAAGAACTCCAGGTTCAATGCAACAAACTCAAGGTGAAGAAGTAGTTAGAGATTTAATCATGTCAGAAAGATACCGTCAGTCTCCTTATAACCAAGGAAATGCTGATAGTGCTAGATTGAGAGAGATTGAAATGTCTGATGAGCTCTTATCTGCTGTAGACCGTACTGCAACATACAAAGCATATTACATCCAACATTCTGTACCAAGATTCAACAATCCTTCTGGAGTGTTTGATAATGATCAGTATGTATATAAGATCTATGTAAAATGTTCTGATGCTGCTGCACAGTTAGAAGTTGAAAAACTAATGGATGCTTTATCTGCGTGGGCAACTGCAAAAGGTAATGATGTTCCTGTTGAAGAGAATGCTTACTGGTAAACTCTAAGACTTTATAGTTGAAATAATTGAGCAGGGGAGAAATCTCCTGCTCTTTTTATTTTATATTGTCTGTTATTTTTTGTATATTATCTATATAGTGTAATAAAGTACTAAAAAATGGCAAGCAAACATATATTAAGTTTAGAAATACCCGCAGTATCTAACTGTGATTTACTATGTATTAAAGATACAAGTCAATATAGTTCAGAGCTTGCTGTGGATTGTGAAGAGTTATTAATTACTCTCCCAGGCTTTAGTGTTCCTGTTCTTATAAAGGTTGATAAAGATTTTGATATGTGTCTTACGGCATGTACAATGGCTTTGCAAACTACCGGTTGTGGAACTACACAAGAAAAGATCCCTGATGGTGTTTATATTATTAAGTATAGTGTATCACCTAACTCTAAAGTTTATGTAGAATATAATCATTTAAGAGTAACTAGATTACTAACTACTTATTATGAAGTATTATGTGATTTAGAAGTTCAAGCTTGTCAGCCAGATTCAGAAAAACAATCACTATTGGCTGAAATGAGTTATATAAGAACTGTTATTGATGCTGCTGTTGCCAATGTAGAATATTGTCAATCTGCTGCACATGGTATGCAACTTTATAACTATGCTAAAAGTAGACTAAATAAAATATCTTGTCCATCAGGAGACTGTGGATCTAGTTCAAAATATTTAATGTAAAACCAAAAAGAAATGGCAAATTGTGCTCACTGTAATAAACAATTTACTTGTGGATGTCAAAAAGCTTCATTAGGTAATGGAGTTATTGTATGTAAACAATGTAAAACAAAAGCTGAAGCAGATGTATCTACCTCAAGTAATTTGAATAGAGAATTGGCTAGGCAACAGATACAAGATTTAAGAAATAAATAATATGGCTAAAGCAATAAGATCTTATTCTAATGCTGAAAAAGTAAAAGAACTTGCACTACTAAAACGAATAAATGTAGAACAAACATTTGCAAAACAAGTATATGCAAATTTTCAATCTATTAGATTTGGCATTGAAGCATGCTGTTACACAGATATGGAATTAGCAGTTATTAGAAAAGATTTATGTGATTGGCAAAATGCATCTAGTAATAAAGTAGTAGCGGCAACAGAAACAGCCGGGGTATTTGTAGAACCTTTAGCAAAGATTAACTTAAAAGCAAGTGTAAGTTGTGCTGAGACACCAAGTAGTGTTTGTACAATACTTGACCTAGAAGGAGTATTAGCAGATCAAGGTACATATACAGAATGTTTTGAAGTAGCGTCATCTATTTGGACAGTTACACATAACTTAGGAGAGTATCCTTCTGTAACAGTAATAGATAGTGCAAAAACAGTAGTAGTAGGTAATGTAGAATATATAAGTTCACAACAATTAAAAATAACATTTGCTGCATCTTTTTCAGGATGTGTCTTTTTAAATTAAATTAATAACAACTAAATAAATAAAATAATGGCAGTACAATTTCTAACGGGTCTGAATGTCTCAGGTAATATTAACCTGAACAGTAACCAGCTTCAGAATGTAATAATTCAACCTCTTGGGGCCGACCCAACAGGAGTAGCTGGTAAAATATATTATAATTCAACATCAAATAAGTTAAAGTTATATGATGGTAGTGCATGGGTTGCATTATCTACTTCAGTGGATACAAACACAACTTATGATTTATCAGGTGTTGGTTCTACAAATGGAACAGCGGGTGTAAGACTTGCAGGTTCAGATGGAACTAATGATGATGTATTGGTAGTTGGTGCTGGTACAGTAGCAGTAACAAGAAGTGGTAATACACTTACAGTTACAGGGACAGACTCTGCAGCTGGTACAGTTACAGATGTAAAAGGAGGTACAGGAATTAGTATCACAGGTACATCAACTGTAACACCTACTGTAAATATTGATTATGCAGGAACAGACAATGCTATTTTAGCTGCAACTGCTGCAACACCAGTAGCAGCTGATACAGTATGGTTTTCTGATGCAACAGATAATGGAATTAAAAAAGCACTTATTAGTGATATGCCAGGATTTGGTAAAGATGGTACAGTTACTTCTGTAGCAACTAGTAATGGTTTAACAGGTGGAACAATTACTGGTTCTGGTACATTAGAAGTAGACTATGTAGGAGTAGCCAATGTTGTTCTTTCAGCACCAGTCACTGGAATACCATTATCAGATGCAGATAGCTTTATTGTAAATAATGCTAAAGCAGGAAATGCAATTGGAGCTCCTCTAGCAGATTTAAAAACATATATTAATGCAGGTGCAGGTTCTGTAACAAGTATTGATGTAAGTGGTGGAACAACTGGATTAACTACTTCAGGTGGGCCAGTTACTTCATCAGGAACAATAACATTAGCTGGTACATTATCTGCAGGAAACGGTGGTACTGGACAATCAAGTTACACAAAAGGAGATATTCTATATGCATCAGGAACAGGTGCTCTAAGTAAATTAGGAATAGGTTCAGCAGGACAAGTATTAAAAGTAGCATCAGGTATTCCATCATGGGCAACAGATGCTAATGCAGGTGGAACAGTAACAAGTATAGGTATTACTGAAACAGGTAGTGCTCTTACAATTACAAATACACCTATTACTACATCAGGAGATATTAATATTGCAGGTGCTGGTAATAACACACAAGTAATCTTAGGTGATTTAACTCTAGGATCTTATACACAAGGTACAGTAACAAGTGTTGCTACAGGTGCAGGTCTTAAAGGTGGAACAATTACAGCCACAGGTACAGTTGAAGTTGATTATGGTACAAGCGGTCTTATACAAGATGCTCCATTAATGGCACAAGTACCACTGCCTGATGACTTAATATTAATACAAGATGTAGCAAGTGGTACAGGTGTAACAGCTAAACAACCACTTGGTAAGGTTTCATTATCTGTATTTGATGCACCTTCTGCTGATTTAAGTGTTGGAAACTTCAAACTTACATCTCTAGCAAATGGTACAGCATCAAAGGATGGAGTTAACTTAGGACAAGTACAAGCAATTGTAGCCGGAGTTGGTGTATTCCAAGGTGGATATGATGCATCTGCAAACTCACCAGCAATAGCAGGAGCAAGTAATGTTGCTCTTACAACGGGTGATTTCTTTGTTGTTACTAAAGATGGTACTATAGCATTTAATGGAAGCTCAGTAGCCGTAGAGGTTGGAGATACAATTTATGCTAATCAAGCAATTGCAGCAGGTTCTAATCCTCCAGCTTCAGATTATGCTATAGTAATACAAGATCAAAACATTGCGGGTGTAGGTGCTACAGATGGAGCAACCGAAAAAGGTGTTGCTGGATTTAGTAGTGCAACTTTTGCTGGTACAGCAACTGGATTCATTACTGTTAAAGCAGGTGGAATTAGTGATGC